CATACAATATCTTTTTGTAGTGTTTTTCGTCATATTTACAGAAAATCTTGTGAGCCATCTTCTTACCAATTTTACGTGGATAGACTGACCACAATATTGTGAAATCTTCGTTAATATATTCTTTTGTATTATCTTTAGTATTGGAGGGTTGTGTGACCCTGTCCTTCTTGGTTTCTACACACGCAGGGGTTTCTACACCCATAGCCATAGTTAAGTGATATCTATTGCTTGTATTACCACCATCATTAGTCTTTCTGTGTTCTATTCTCAACAAACCCATTTCTTCAAATTGTTTGATTGCTCTTTGCACACCCTTAGTATCTTTAAGACCTACTATGTTTGCAAGATGTCTATAAGATGGATAACAGCTACCCTTTTCATCTGCATAATTGCCGAGTATAACTAATATAAATTTCTTCGTTGGTGTTAAGCCGCTTATTTTCAGTGCTTGATTTAGGCATTCTATTGACATTTTATCTCCATTTCTCGTATGATTTTTCTATTTGTGATGAACGATACACTTTTACTTTACCTATTTCTTCATCATAGAATCTTAAGAATTTTCTAGTAGAATTAGTGTAACCGCAGAATGTACCAAATATAGTTGTGCGTTTTATTCTGCACCGACATCCATGTGTTAGTTCTTCTTGACTTAGTGTTTCATTTTTACTCATTTTAATTACCTCAATTTATTATTTGATTCTCTCTTATTTGTAATTAAAAGAAAACCCTTTTCGGAATATCATTTAAATTCCTTGTTTTTTATCACTTTACTTGAGTACTCTTTTGTCCATATTAATTTACTACATTCGTTTCTGTAGTCTGCACCTTTGTATCTATAATTTGCCAATGTTATTGTCGGTTGACTATATAAAAAAACATGAGGGTGTAAAACAGCTACTCTTTTAATATGATTGATATGTATATTACCTTTATGACAAACTGTACCCAAAGCATCTAAACTGGTTTTCCATAAATCTTTATATTGTTCATAATTATCTATAAAGAAATTAGTTCTGTCAGCCATGTAATCTATGCCTTCATTATAATCACTCATATATGCTCTTATGTTTTTATTTAGATCATTATCAAGCCTTGACACTTGCTCTAGGGCATCTTCATCTGGATATAAGTTTTTAGGACTTACATCTATTTCTAATACGACTGCTTTATCATCGTCATATTTATTAGCATCATATTCACCTTCAGGTATGCTTTCATCAGCCAAGTGGTAAGTGCTATTGAAAGCAAAGTAACATCCATAACAATTAGTCAGGTAGACCATTTCTGGATTGCTTTTTAATGTGTGCTTCCAATTGCCATCACCCTTACGTGGAGCAATGGATTTTGTCTTGATAATCTGTTGTAGATTTCTGTAAGACGTTCCGTGGTATAGTTTCATTTTATCTCCTTCAATTTAGTACGATATGGATTCTGCCCTATATTTGAAAAAAAGAAAACCCTTTACGGAATAAATAAATGTTGCCGTATCATGAAAAATAAAGAATAATCAAATAATAAATTGAGACCGATAAGGTCAGGAGAATAAAATGAGAAAAGAAAGTAAGTACCCAAAAACCCTAAAACAGTTAGAAACTAAATGGATCACAATTGCAGGTCGTGATTACAAAAGAAATGGTGCGTTTTTTAATCACTGTTGGTCAACAACAGACCAAGCTGTAGAAAAATACGAAAATGACTTTTATAGTAAAGGTGATTTAATCCTTTGGAAATCAAATGATAGTGAGCCTTTTGGTGATTTGTTATTAGACTTTTACGAAGCAAGACTAATTACTTGGGAACAAGTTGTTGCTACTTGTGAGTCAAAAGAAAAAGAATGCGATGCGTTTTGGGAGAAGATAAATGAAAATAATTAAAAACACTTCATCGTTTGATACTGTAAAACTTAAAACACTTTACAGTCACATACATAGGGAAATATCTAAATCAGAAGGCAAACTTAGATATTGGAAAACACTCAAGATACAAATATGGCAGAAGAAACATGGCTACTCAGGTCATGCATACTTAGATAAATACTATGGTGTGAACCACGATATGCATTTATCAATGTCAGAAGATTTAAGTTTGTATCACATAGCACAATTGTTCGCACATGAATTAATGCATAACTATGGATATGACCACTCACAGTTTAGGCATCACCCACTTGATGTAAAACAAATGGCAATTATTACTGATAAGTTTACTGATGCAGACTATTTCAAGAAAGTAGATAAACCAAAGCAACCTATCAACAAAGTAGCTAAGAACTATAAGCAACTACAAAGTAGACAAGCTAATTTACTTAAGAAACAAAAACAGTATGAAAGCAATCTTAAAAGGATAGCTAACAGCATGAAGAAAATAGAACGGAAGCTAAAACATTACGAGAAGATATATGATGAAGATAGACTCAATCGTAAACATGATGAATACATACCAAAACAACCTAAAGAAAAGATTGATTGGTATGTTGAAATGAAAAAACTAGCAGACAAGCACGAATGTTTAACAGTAGAGCAAGATGAAGAATATGACGAATACAATCGTTTATTCATTGAAAAAGATGTTTTCATATATGGCAATCACCCAGAATATTGGAATTATGACAAAACAGGTACTTATCCTTGCGATAGAAGATATACATGGCAACAGTTATACAAGTTGACTGTGCAAGAACTTAAAGAGAAAGATATCTATTGTGGGTAATGACAGAACAATATTCTATTGTAAGAAATGTGATGAGCCTTTTCGGTATTATCAGGGTAAAGGTTACGAAATAAATGAAAAGATGACCTGTACATACTGTCAATCTAAACCAAGACGTAAGAAAGATAAAAAATAACTATAAGAATTTACATCTATTCCGAAATGTATTACATTGTGAGAAATATTGAGAAAATATGGCTACTAAAACAGCAAATAAAAAACTTACTGATGTACTTAAATTACAAATTCGTAATGAGTATGTGCAAGGTATAGACGATGATTCAGGTGAACGAGTTTTGTTCACCCTTGATGAGTTGTACAAGAAGCATAAAGTAGCCAAATCAACACTTTACAGGGTAGCGAACAAAGAAGGTTGGAAGGTTGAAAGAGAAAGATTTCAACAACAATATTTAGCGAAGTTAGACCAAGAAAGAGCAAAGAATCTAAGTGTTGAATCTAAGAAGTTTGATACAAACAGTCTCAACCTAGCTAAAGCATTAATGGCAACAGTTGGACAGAACATCAGAAAGAACACAGAAAATATCAATGAAGGTAAAAAGAACTTTATTCCTTCGCAAATAAACGCTCTAGCTAATGCTGCACTTTCTGCACAAAGATTGGCAAAATTAGCATTAGGAGAGACAACACACAATGTGGAACTAAATGCAAATATCACAGAAGAAGCCGCCTTCAGAGAAGCTATGGAATTGCTTGACACAGTTGCAAGAAACAAGCAACAAGCAAACGATAGCTCTGTACACTAGTTGGTTAAAGACAGCTAGAGCAAAACAAATAGCACCTGACGTAGATTTCTACATATGGTTAATACTCGCAGGACGTGGTTGGGGAAAAACAAGGACAGGTGCACAAGACATAGTTACTTATGCTTTGCGGCATCCTAACTCTAATTGTGCAGTAGTTGCACCAACGCATGGTGATTTGAGGAGAGTATGTTTCGGTGGTCCAAGTGGTTTATTGTCTATAATACCAAAGGAATGTTTTATAAAGTCTAGCGATCAAAAAGGATATTCTTCTTCAACCTCTGAAATAAGATTATCTAATGGCTCAAAAATATCAGGCTTCGCTGCACAAGAACCAGACAGGCTTCGTGGTCCACAGTTTCATAGAGCATGGTGTGATGAGTTAGCCGCTTGGAGATATCCTGAAGCATTTGATCAATTGATGTTTGGTCTACGTTTAGGAGAAAATCCACAGTGCGTAATAACTACTACACCCAAACCAACAAAAATTATCAAAGAACTTATTGAACGCAAAGATTGTCATGTAACCAGTGGTAGTACGTTTGAAAATGAAGCAAACCTTGCCGAAAGTGCATTGGCGATGCTTAAAGATAGATATGAAGGCACTACATTAGGTAGACAGGAGTTATACGCAGAAGTAGTTGATAACTTTGAAGGAGCATTGTGGAATAGTGCTGCAATAGAAGAAACAAGGCTGAGAGATGACGTAGAACGAGAGTTGACTAACATAATTGTAGCTATAGACCCTGCAGTTACAGCAAATGAAAATTCAGATGAAACAGGCATTATTGTAGTTGGCAAAGACATAAATAACGAATACTATGTATTAGAAGATTTGTCTGGTAAGCATTCTGCAGACAAATGGGGTAGAATTGCAATACGAGCCTATTATGAATGGGAAGCTGATAGAATAGTAGCAGAAGTTAATAATGGTGGCGACTTGGTGGAAAGACTGTTAAGAAATATAGATAGCAATATTCCTTACAGGTCAGTTCACGCAACAAGAGGGAAGCTAGTAAGAGCAGAACCAATTGCTGCATTGTACGAGCAGAAGCGAGTTCATCATGTTGGTTATTATCCTGAATTGGAATCACAAATGTGTACCTATACAGGAGATATAAAAACGAGTCCTGATAGACTTGATGCGTTAGTTTGGGGAATGTCTGAATTAAGCAAGTCAAAAGGACATGTAAATTGGAGAATAAGCTAATGGCAGAAAAGAAAAGTATATTTCAAAGAATGTTTGGTAGCAGTGATATTCAAACTGATTATAAACAAGCAGGAAACATGGTTGGCTACTTCGGTGTCAACACACACAGCAAAGAATACAAGTATGCAGATTTAGCCAACGAAGGTTACAAAAAGAATGCGATTGTATATCGTTGTGTCAATGAGATTTCTAAAGGTGCTAGTTCAGTAGATTATTTACTCAAGAGCGGTGATGATGTAATAGAGCAACACCCACTGATAAATCTTATGGACAGACCTAATCCATTACAGTCTAAATCAGAGTTTATGAATGCCATGTTCGGTTTCTTAATGCTGAGTGGTAATGCTTATGTACTTAAAGTAGGCAGCGAACTTGGTAAGCCTAGAGAATTGCATTTGTTAAGACCAGATAGAATAGTTATAAAAGGCGGCAATAAAGCTATACCACAAAGATACGACTATATTATCAATGGTAAAGTACAACAGAGTTTTCAAGTAGACCCCAACACAGGCTTTAGCGAACTAAAACATATAAAACTGTGGAATCCACTAGATGATTACTATGGTTGTTCACCACTTGCAGCCGCAGCAGTAGAAGTAGATCAACACAATCTAGCTAGTCAGCACAATATCAATCTTTTAAACAATGGTGCAAGACCAAGCGGTGCAGTTATATTTAAACCAAAAGATGATGGTGGATTTGCTATCAATCTTTCTGAATCACAAAGGCAACAATTACTAACAGACCTCAACAACAGATTTACAGGTGCAGGTAATGCAGGTAGACCAATGTTGTTAGAGGGAGATTTTGATTGGAAAGAAATGGGATTGAGTCCTAAAGATATGGATTTCATTAATCTAAAACACATGAGTGCTACCGATATTGCTTTATGTTTCGGTGTACCTTCTCAATTAGTAGGTGTTCCTGATGCACAAACTTATGCAAATGTAGCAGAAGCAAGACTTGCATTGTATGAAGAAACAATCATACCGCATCTTAAATTAGTAGAGTCAGACCTTAATGAGTGGTTAGTGCCTATGTTTGATGAAAGATTGTATTTAGAGTTTAGTACAGAAAACATACCTGCATTAGCTGAAAGAAAGAGAAAAACATATGAGAACATTACTAGTGCAGTTACAGCAGGGATAATGACAAGAAACGAAGCGAGAGAACAAATAGGTTTAAGTCCTGTAGATGGTGGTGATGAAATATATATTAATGCTTCTCTATTCCCATTGGGTAGTGAAAGTCCGCCAGAGCCAGACAAACCTGACAACGAAGAAGATTTGAATGAATACGAAGATGTGGAAGAAGAAGTAGATGAAGAAGATAAATATGACTTTTGGAATGATGAGAAAGCAATAGCAGATATAGACTTCACACCTAGCGACGGAATGGCAACTGAAGCAAAAAAAGGTTTAGCATGGAGAGAAGAATACAAAAGAGGTGGCACAAGAGTTGGTGTTACTAGAGCAAATCAATTAATCAGTAAACAGAAACTTTCACCAAGCACAGTAAAACGTATGTATAGTTTTTTCAGTAGACATGAAGTAGACAAACAAGGACAAGGATTTAAACAAGGTCAAGAAGGTTATCCAAGTGCAGGGAGAATAGCATGGTCATTGTGGGGAGGAGACGCAGGTTTCTCTTGGTCAACTAAGAAAAGAAATCAAATAGAAGCAGAAAGTAAAGCAGAAGCAGATGCGTTGAAAGTTGGTGATATGGTCTCTTGGGATAGTTCGGGTGGTAGAGCCAGAGGTAAGATAAAAAAGATTGTAAGGTCAGGTAAATTATCTGTGCCTGATACAAGTCTTACACTTAATGCAACAGAAGAAAATCCTGCATGTTTGATAGAAGTTTATCGTGGCGGTGAGCCTTCAGAAATAATAGTCGGACACAGGTTTGCAACATTGCGTAAGTTATAATGAGTTTGTCTCTAGTTCAAACAAAACAAATACAAAATTTCCGACAAGGAAGAGTAAATACTCGCAAAGAAATACGCAGACAACAAGTACTGCGAACAAATCTAGAAAGAAGAATATACAGACAGCTGTTAAGTGAATTCAGTAGATTTGTTAATACTAAGGCTTATCTTTTCAAAGAGTTTAATCTTTACAACCAATTCATTGCGGCAAGAGATTTAGAAGAAGCATTCCTACCTATAATGTTTATGCACTACAAAAAAGTCTTTAGAAGTGTATTTGATTCTAACGAATCTCACTACGACAAAATAAAAAAAGCAGATGAAGCAATAATATTTGGCAGAAACATTGATATTGAGGAACTAATAGAAATATATAACAAGGGTAGACTTTTATACTTATCTGGTATAACAATGTCTATAGCAAAGAAAGTTGAAAGAATAATTACTGATGGAAGGGAAGAAGGTTTGAGTGTTAGCAAGATAGCAGAAAACATAAGCAGCAAAGTTTTACCAATAAGTAGAAGCAGAGCAGCCTTGATTGCAAGAACTGAAACTCACAATGCAGCAAGTTTTGCAAACCACCAGTATCACGATATATTGAAAAAAGATTTAGATTTGAATATGATGAAAAGATGGGTTTCAACCAGTGACGATAGAACAAGGTCTGCACACGTTGAAGCAAATGGACAAGTTAGGGCAATGAATGAAGATTTTGACATAGGCGGTTCACAAATGAGTCATGCAGGAGACCCAAGAGGTGGTGCTAAAAACAATGTGAATTGTCGTTGTGTAATAATCTATGCAGACGCTGAAGATATTGTGCTATGATTAACAATCAATTACTATATGTAGTAAAAAGAGGATATCTATATGACAACTGAATATACAGATGCAGAAAATATCTTAGCTAATCGTACAAGCCTGTACTCCTCTGATGAGGTTTCTAACGAGAAAGAAAGTAAAGACGAAATAAGAAAAGATGTTTATACATCTTCCGAAGAAGCCGATGCACGAGCAGAAAAAATTGGTTGTGTTGGTTCGCATTCACATGATGAAGATGGCAACACTGTTTATATGCCTTGTAAGACTCATGAAGAATACACTGAGCTAACTGGCGAAGATGTTAAAGCTGATGTAATAGAGTTACCTATAGATAACGAATACATAGAAATAAAAACCGAAATTAAAGCCTACGAAGACTCAGACGAAGAAGATGAAGAGTATGGTCAGTTTGAAGGTTACGCATCTGTATTTGAAAATACAGACTTAGGTAATGATGTCATAAAAACAGGAGCATTCAGAAGAAGCCTTAAAAAAAGAGGTGTTATGGGTGTTAAGTTGTTATATCAACATAAATCAGATATGCCTATTGGTGTATTTGAATCTATAAAAGAAGATAAGCAAGGTCTGTACGTAAAAGGTAAATTAGCCTTGAAAACTACAGCAGGTCGTGATGCTTATGAATTATTAAAAATGGGTGCTTTAGATGCAATGTCTATTGGTTTTAGAGCAAACCCAGAAGAAGTTTCTTACGATAAGCGTACTAATAAACGCATGATTGGAGAAGTAGATTTAATGGAAATCTCATTGGTCACTTTCCCTATGAATCCTCAAGCGAAGATTCGTAGTGTAAAAGGCACAGAGGTTACTATTAGAGAATGGGAGAATGGACTGCGTGATGCTTTCACATTATCTCGTTCAGAAGCAAAGGTGGCTGCAAAAGCAGTTCACGAGGTATTTGAATTAAAGACAGGTAGTGAGATGCTAGATGTCAGTGAGTCTAATGCTGAATTGGTAGATGCCTTAAAAAACTTAACTTTAACCCTAAAAAAAACACAATAAGGAGGACGATATGTCTGAAGATGTGAAAAAGGTTATGTCAGAGTTTGGTCAAGCGTTTGAAGAATTCAAAAAAGCTAATGACGAAAAACTGGAAAACCTAGAAAAAGGTTTAAGTGATCCGCTACTAGATGAGAAATTAACGAAAATAGAAAAAAAGCTAGATTCGTTAGAGGACATCAACCAAGCGATTACTCAAACCAAAGCAAAACAGGAAATTGCTGATGAAAAGGTTGAACATTTAGAAACAGTTCTTACAAGACCTGAATCTGGATATGATGCTAAATCAGTAGACAGCACTGTTCAAGCGTTTGAAAACTATTGTCGTAAAGGTCTTGAACACCTTAACGATATAGAAAGAAAAGCGTTAACTGTCAGCAATGACAGCACTGGTGGATATTTAGCACCGCCTGAGTACGTGAGAGAGTTACTTAAAACAGTAACAGAAATCTCGCCAATCAGAGCAATTGCTAGACTCCGTACTACTGGTCAAAGAAGCATCCAAGTTCCTAAAAGAACTGGACAGTTTTCTGCACAATGGGTCGCTGAAAGCGGAACTAGAGCAGAGACAACTGGATATGCTGTAGGTCTAGAAGAAATCCCTGCACACGAGCATTACGCACTTGTGGATATTTCTGAACAAGACTTAGAGGATTCTGTTTTTGATCTAGAAGCTGAAATGCAATCTGAGTTCGCAGAGCAATTTGCGAAAGCAGAAGGTGCTGCTTTTGTTAGTGGTGATGCAGTTGGTAAACCTGAAGGATTTATGACTAATGGCGACGTTGGTTTTATAGTTTCAGGAGACGCTGATGAAATTACTGCTGATGGATTAATTAGTCTTGTGCATAACATTAAGTCTGAATATTCTAGAAATGGAACTTTTGTTTTTAACAGAACTTCTTTAGCTAAAATTAGAAAACTTAAAGATACTGCAGGACAATATGTTTTCCAAGCAGGTATGACTCTACAAGGTGGTGTTACTAACACTATTCTTGGTCACAGCTATGTTGAAGCAACTGATATGCCAAGTGAAGGTTCTAATACTTTCCCAGTAGCATTCGGTGACTTTAGACGTGCTTATATGATCGTTGATAGAGTTTCAATGGCGGTATTGCGTGACCCATTCACACAAGCTACAACTGGTAATGTTAGATACATTGCAAGACGTAGAGTAGGTGGACAGGTTATCCAAGCGGAAGCAATATCTAAACTTAAATGTTCTACTTAATAGGAGGTAATTATGAAAGATTTATCAAATAATATAGTTCCTGTAATGAGCATAATCCCTGCAGTAAAAACAGCTGCAGCCAATGGTGTAGGAGTTGACCTTCAAGGTTATGAATCCTGTCTAGCGGTTGTTAATGTTGGAGCAGAGGGTGATACTCTTGCAGCAAACTTGAACTTCCAAATATCCTTAGAGCATAGTGATGACAACTCTACTTTTACTGATGTTGCACAAGCAGATATCATTGA